CGATCACGCCTTTGTGGCCCGTGTTGGCGCCGCTGGTGATCTCGATTGGCAGCCCCAGGTAAGCGTCGCTTGCGGGGTTGCTGCCGCCCAGGTCCGCCAGGGTGAGGGTGTTGGCGCCGCCTGCGGTAGCAGTGCCGGTCAGCTCGGTAAATGCCGAGACGTTCATGCCGGCTGCCTGCAGCAGTGGCGTAAACCGGGGGGCGGTGGCGGCGACGCCAGAACCGCCCCACTCGAAGGTGATCGTGATGAACGAGTGCTCATTGGTGAGCGGCTGGCGGTCAGCGCCGAGAAACCCTTTGATCAGGTTCCGCTCCACGCGGGTGCCGGTGATCGGGTTCACCTCCAGCGACACGATCTTCACCGCGTCGGTATTAGCAATCGAGCTGGCCAGGGTGCCGTAGCTGGTTTCGGCCTTCACCAGCACAAACGTGTTACGGATCAGGAGTGCAGTCATCGGTCCTTGGCCTTGCTGGGTTGGGGCTTGGTGGGCTCAGGCGGCTTGGGCGGCTGGTAGTCAGCAGCAGGCACCATCTGGCCACTGGGGAGCATCACATACTCACCAGACTCGCCGTGGTGCTCGAATTGTTCCGCCATAGGTGAGGGCTGAGCGTCCTAGCCTCAGGCTATGGAGTCAGGGCAGCTGATCGATCGCATCGTCTCGGGTCCGGTAACGCACCAAGAATCGGTGCTGCATCCACCCGGCGGAGCCGTCCGCCTGGTCCCATTCAGGCCGCCACCCATCGGGCTGCACGTCATGCGTCAGGCCGCCCATCGTGCGATCAGCCATCATCCGGGCATGCACGTCAACGCCGATGGGATCGGCCAGCTGATCGGGGACGTCGCCGCGCACGTAGATTTCAACCAGCACCGGCAGCGCTTGATCCAGCCGCCCCAGGCTGGCGCCAGTGGTGCCCGGGGCGTTCACCGGGTTGTCTTCGCCGGGGCTTACGTTGATCGCTGGCGCTTCGTTCTTGCTATACGCCTGAGCGCGGCTGCGGAAAATCCGATTGCCGACCTGCACCGTGCCGGGAAGGGTCACGGTTTTGATGCGTTCGAGGATCTGTTCGCGGATGCTGGGGGCTGGGGTGGTCATGGGTCAGTGTGCAGGGCACAAAAAACCGGGCCCGGTGGGGTGGTGGATGGTTGGGGGATTGTAGGGCGGAGAAGTCGGGGGCACTACGGGGGGGGTTGAACGATCGGCGCGGCGGTCTTGTAGGGGTGGTCGTTGGGGAGGTTGGCGGTTAGGCCCCATTTGTGGGCTAGGTAGCCCTGCACCTGTTGACGCACGGTTGCTGAAAGTGCTGCGGAAGTTACAATAAGCTCAGCCACTTGGCAGGGTAAATGCCTGTTCCCGATACTTGCGAAAATGTCTGCACCAAGGCAGAATGTTTTAGCACCGGATACTGTGGCCGTAATTGCCATGTCAAACAAAAACCAATCTGCCGGGCAATTGACACCAACAGCAAAGTTGTTAAAACTGGTCAGCGAGGATACAGGTAATCCATTAGTCATTGCATAAGACGCATTTCCCCCAATGTTTGACATATTAGAGTCTCCTGGAATCCCAGCGAAACCAAATCCCAGTCCTACATTAATGTCAGATGCGCTTCCCTTGTTGGCGTTAGGCGATGTACGCGCAGTAAACACGGATGAGTTTTCTTTTGGTGTTAGCTTGCAAACTATAAAATAATTAATGGCTGCGTAATTTGCTGCGGCCGTAAGCATGAAGTCGTTCGTGCCGTCAAAAGACACGATGCCTTTCCTGTTTAGCCCTGTTGCGCTATAGGCTGGTCTATATTCAGCAGTGCCCTGCGAAGCGTTGCGTGTGTTTCCGCTTTTGTCATTCCACTGGCTCACCGCACCACTCACCGTCGTCACAGTGCTGGCATCCGCCGCATCCAGCCACAACGCCGTGGTGATATTGGCAGGAGTCCAGAGGGGCGGCCCAAACCTCCCTGAATCAATCCAGATCACCGCCATCAGACTTTCTCCCAGGCCAACGATTCCCGCTCCTCAGTCTCGGGATCATCCGCCAGGAACTGCCCGTCTTCGCCGCGAGCCTGCCCCACCACCCACAAGTCCCCAGCGCTGTCCACCCACTCCTGGCCCACATACTGGGCAGCAGGCCGAGCGGCGCCGCCCAGCGCCGCAATGAACGCCTCCGGCAGGTGTAGGCCGATCGCCAACATCCGCACTTCTTGGAGCAGCTCGGCGGACACCAGCCCATTACGCCGCAGCGCTACCCATGCGCCACGAAAATCATCCACATCGCCGCCACCCGATGCAGCCAGCAGCGTGGCAGGCAGGCTGATCGCTGCAGCCGGGGCCGTGGTCATCCCGCCGCCCAGCAGCATGTTGATCGCCGGATGCGTCAGAAGGGTGCGCTTGAACGTCCGCCAGTCGGCAGGCGGTGGCGGTGGCGGTAGATCGACCACGCTCCAGCCCCAGCGCCATTCCAGCGCCTCTAGATCGACGGTACGGGTTTCGCTGACCCGCTGATTCTCCCCGGGCTCAGGGGCGGGCTCACGCACCACACGGAGCACCAGATAGCGCGGGTCGAGGCCCTCTACTGGGTCGTCATCATGCCTTGGATAGCGGCGAATCTCGGTCGTCAGAGTGTCATACAGGGCTAGGTTTTGCATGATCAGGACCTCCTAACGAATAGCGAAACCTTGAGGCCCGCGCCGGCCACCGTGCTGCCGATCTGGTCAATGTCGATGCTGATCTCGGCGTCGTCCGCCAGGCTGGAATCTGTGATCGTTGCAGCGCTCGCTGCCGTTGTGCTGGTTGTCTCGCTGGCGTCGATGCTGAGTTTTGTGCCCAGTACGCTAGTGCCTGCCTCGTTCACGTCCACGATCAGCGTCGAACCTGTCGGCGCCGTGTTCACGTTGGCCCGCACCGCCAGCAGCGTGGCAGCAAACGGCATCCTGAACGAAACCTTGGCCGTGCCCGTGGTGAGTGCTGTCGTTTCGTCGCCCACGGGAATCACGATCACATCAGAATCGCGCTGGTGAGCGTGATCCTCGCGGGCGTAGTCCGTGCTGGTGCCGATGGCCGCAGTGGCCGCCAGCGCGGCGGGGGCGGCGTCAGCAGGGGCGGGAATCGTGGGCAGCCCCGACAGGTTGCCGTAATTGATCTGCGCCCCATCGCCGCCGCTGTGGTCGTGGCTGTTGCCGTTGGTGACACCTTGGGCCGCAGGGGCGGCGCCAATGTCGCCAGGCGTCAGCGCATCCGCGCCACCCGTGGCGTGCGTGGTCTTGTGCGCCGTGGGGGTACGGGCGTCAGACAGCCTGCTGTCATTGCCGGCGGCCACCGTCCCCGCCACCGTGCCAACGCTTAGCGACAGGTTCCGCCGCCGCGTCCAGAAACCCTGCCCGTCCTGTGTGCTGGTGTCCGTAACCGTCAGCGGCAGGCCCGCTGTCACCGTCACGTTCTGCAAGAACTTGTTGTCGGTGTAAGTTTTGACCGCAAACTGCGTCGGCGCAGTGTTGCCGTCTGGCGTGCCAGTTGAAGCGATCAGCGAGGTGTTGTTGCTCAGCTCCCGCAGCTGCTCGCCAACCGTGCTAATCCCTCCGTTGCGCGAGAATGGGCCGATAAAGTTCAGGCCGCTCAGGTTGAACTGATCGCTGTTAATCGTGACGCTGCCGGTTGTGCCATCAACTTCGAACTGATCACCTACACGGAAATCACCCTTCTCGTTTGTGTTACTGCTGTAAACCTTGCCGTTGTTCGTCTCGACAATGGCATTAGCCTGTACCGGAATGCCGCCATTCTGCGGCAGGGCGTCGTAATTCGTCCCGCTGCCGACATACTCGAACGTGTGGCCCGGTGCGGTGATCTGCGACCGGTTCCTGAAATCCAGAACCTGGCCCTGGCTGATCGGATCCTTCAGTCCGCCGTTGGTGCCGGAGAAGAACACCACCCGATACCCTGCGCGGGTCGGATCAGTATTCGCCACCTCAACGCCGCTGGCATTGATCGGCACGCTGCTTGTGACCACATATCCGCTGGTCGGGCAAATGAACCGCAGTCCATCCACCGTCACGTTGCCGTTGCCCGCCGGCAGCTGCAGCTTCGTGGTCAGCGTCACCAGACCTGTGGACTTGTTGTAGACCGCATTGGCAACGCCGTAATCAGTGCCGCCGATCACGACGGTGCCGCCGCTCACATACTCGTGCTCAGGGCCAGTCGGTGATGCTGCCTCGGTGTAGGTCAGCGTGAAATTACCAGTTCTGGTGTAGGCGAACGTCTTGGCCTCAGGCGCCTCAGTGCTGGCGTTCCGTGGAAACACCAGCTGCGGGAACATGATCTGTCCCGCGTTCGGCCTTGACGCCGAATCACAAATGAACGACAGCCCCGCCAGGGTGATGCTGGCGCCGATCGTTGGGGCATACCCCGTTGCCGTCAGCACCGTTACGCCGGTGCTGCCGTTGTATGTCGCGCTGGTGATCGGGTAGTCGGTGCCGCCCACAGTGACCACGCCGCCGCCCACGTACTCGTGGCCGATCGTGCTGGTACCCAGTGTCACCGTGAAAGTGCTGCCAGGGCTGCTGCCGCCCCGTGCGGTGATCTGAACCGGGCTGCCAGGGCTGCCCAGGCTGCCGGCGCTGGGGTATTTGATCTGACGCCCCAGCCGGTTAGCGCTGAAGCCCACCACGTCAAGCTGGGTGGCGCCCTGCCTCACGAACTCATAGGTTCCCGATGCACTGCCGCTCATGTCGAGCGAGCTGCCGCCGGCTGCCGTGCTCAGCTTGAACGCATCAGCGGTCAGCCCGCTGGCGATCACGAAATACACCGTGTTGGCAGAGATGCCCGTTGGCAGCGCCCCTTGGGTCGCATTGATCACCACCTGATCGCCAGCGGACAGCCCGTGAGCCGTGCAGCCGAATAGGTCGGTGTCCACGTCGATCGTGACCGTCTTCTGCAACCGCGTTGCCCCATAGGCCGCCACCCGCGCCCCGCCGGTGAACATCGGGCTGCGGCTGTAGCCATCGGCCATCAGACCGTAGATGCCAAAGTCGGTAGTACCGCCGCCGCTCAGGTTGACCTGGCCGCCAGTCTCCGTCCGCACGTGGTAGGTGCAGAACGTGCCGAAGAAGCTCACCAGCTGGGCATAGCCATCATTCAGCACCAGGCACCCAGGGCCGCCCAGATTCACCTGCGTATAGCTGTCAACCACCATCGAGCGGATGGGGCTGTTGATTGCGCACTGGCTGCCGTCAACCCGAATCCCGCCGCCGGTGTTGCCCGTGCTCTTCGATCCGGCCAGGCCAGCATCATCCTCAGCAGTGATGCTGGTGCAGTTCTGGATGTAGGGCGACTTCAGGATGAAAGCGCCAAGCCCGATCGCGCCACGCCCGGTGTTGTCGGCCAGCTCAT